TGATTGCGCTGTTTGATTGAGCTGAATTCAAACATGGCGGAGAAGTCCAAACGCGGCGGGGCTCGGCCCGGCGCCGGCCGCAAGCCCAAGGGCCATGTCGCCGTCGCGCCGATCGCGGGCATCGACATCGCCGCCGTGATGGCGTTGCCCGCGCCGTCTGCCGTCGAACCCGAAGCGCGCGCCCACGCCAAGAGCTCGATCGAGGCGCTGGTCAAGATCGTCATGCACGGCAATGTCGAGTCCGCCCGCGTCGTCGCCTGCAACACGATCCTCGATCGCGGCTATGGCAAGGCCGCGACCGAGGGCGTGATCGACGCCTTCCTGCCGTTTCTCGGCACGGCGCCAACTGCCCCTGCGCAAGCCGACATTCGCGCGGAAGCTCGGCGCTACGCCAACCTCGCCATCTCGACGCTGCACCGCGTCGCCCAGACAAGCCCGTCCGAATCGGCTCGCGTCCAGGCCGCGCGTTCTCTGCTCGATCGCGGTCTCGGGACGGTCGCTCCGGCCCAGATCGCTGCGCAGGCGGCGAGCGCCGGCCACCAGCTTCCGGCGATGCCGACGCCTGCGGACGAAGACCCGCTGACGCGTCTGTTGCAATAGCGAAAGCCAACCATGCTCGAATGGGACCTGTCGCGCCGCGACTGGGTCGAGCGAATCCGCGCCGGCCGGTCGCTACTGCCGGACCTGCCCTTCACCCAGGCGCAAAAGACGCGGGCCGACCACGCCGTCGCCGTCTTCGATTGTCTGAAGCTGGCCGACGTGCCTGGCACGCCGACCATGGCCGAGGCCTGCGGCGACTGGTTTCGCGACATCGTCCGCGCCATCCACGGATCGTGGGACGAGGCCGCCCAGCAAAGGATGGTGCAGGAGGTCTTCCTCCTCGTGCCGAAAAAGAATTCGAAGACCAGCTACGCCGCGCTGTTCATGCTGGCGACCCTGCTGCTGAACGAGCGCCCGCGGGCCAAGTTCATCCTGGTGGCGCCGACGCAGGACATTACCGAGATGGCCTTCGCGCAGGCCACCGGCGCGATCCGCCTGTCGCCGGCGCTGCTCGAGCGGGTCCATGTCCAGGACCATCTGAAGAAGCTGACCGATCGCAAGACCGGGGCCCATGTCGAGATCATGACCTTCGATCCGAAGGTCCTCACCGGCCAGAAGCACAACGGCTGCCTGATCGACGAACTCCATCTGCTCGGCAATCTGCCGCGAGCCATTGGCGCGATCGGCCAGTTGCGCGGCGGCATGATCGCCTATCCTGAATCGTTCCTCATCTTCACCACGACGCAAAGCGAACGCGCGCCGGTCGGCGTCTTCAAGGCGGAACTTGGCAAGGCGCGCCGGATCCGCGACGGCGCGGCGAAAGGCCGGACGCTGCCCTTGCTCTACGAGCTGCCGCCGGACATCCAGCGCGGCGGCAGGCGTGGCGAAGAGCCTTGGCGCGATCCGAAATACTGGGCGATGGTCACGCCGAACGCTGGACGTTCGATCACTCTGGAGCGTCTCCAGCGCGATTTCGAGGAAGCCAAGACGCTCGGCGAAGACGAAACGATGCGCTGGGCATCCCAGCATCTCAACGTCGAGATGGGCACTACGTCTGGATCGGACGTCTGGGCGGGCGCGGAATACTGGGACCAGAACGCCGAACCTGGGCTGACTCTCGACGCCATCAAGGCCCGCTGCGACGTTGTCATGGTCGGCGTCGACGGCGGCGGCCTCGACGATCTCTTCGGCCTGGCTGTGCTGGGGCGCGACAAGGTCTCGCGGGTCTGGCTGCTCTGGGTCCGAGCCTGGGCGCATATCGGCGTGCTGGAACGCCGCAAGTCCGAAGCCGCTCGTTTGCGCGATTTCGAAGCCGACGGCGACCTCGTCGTCGTCGATCGCTTCGAGGATGCCTTCGAAGAGGTCGCCGACATCGTCGAGGATCTCCACGAGGCGGGCATTCTGGGGCAGGTCGGTCTCGACCCCTATGGCGTCGACATCGTCGTCGACGATCTCAAGCGTCGCGGCATCGGCGACGAGCGCGACGAAGGTCGCGTCGTCGGCGTTTCGCAAGGCTACAAGCTGACAGGCACGGTCAAGATCGCCGAAGTCCGCCTGTCTGACGGAACGCTGAAGCACGCTGGCCAGCCGATCATGGAATGGTGCGTCGGCAATGCGCGGATCGAGCCGCGCGGCAACGCGGTTGTCGTCACCAAGGCGGCCAGCGGAACGTCGAAGATCGACCCGCTCATGGCGGCGTTCAACGCCGTCAACCTGATGAATTCCAATCCCGAGCCAGCCGGTTCGGTCTACACCGGCGAACGTGGCCTGTCCGTCTTCGGATAGGCGGGTTCAAGCAGGGAAACCGCATGGGCCTCCTCACGCGAATCGCCGCTTGGCGCGCGCCAAAGCGCTCCGCCGACGACGGCGCATGGGGCTCCGGCTTCTTCAACGCGCACACGGTGTCAGGCGTCAACGTCAACCAGGCGAGCGCGCTGACCGCGACGACGGTTCTCGCATCGGTGACGATGCTTTGCGAGGACTTCGCCAAGCTGACGCCGCGCATCTACCGTCTGCACGAGGACGGCTCGCGGTCGCTGGCCAAGGATCACGTCCTCTATCCGCTGCTCTATCGGCCCAACGACTGGCAGAACTATTTCGAATGGGCCGAGTCGATGCAATTGTCCCTGATTCTTCGGGGCAACGCCTACGCGGTCAAGATCAGGAACAATCGCGGCGACGTGACGGCGCTGATTCCGGTCAACGCCGACTGGGTCGCGATGTGGGAATCGCCGGACGGCGGCATCTTCTACCGCGTCACGCCTTCTGGCCTGCACATGCGCGCGGAGCTCGCCGGCCAGCCGTTTCTGATCCCGGCCGAAGACGTCTTCCACGTCAAGGGATTCTCGCAGAACGGGCTGCTCGGCGCGTCGCGGATCGAGCTGGCGAAAGAGGCGATCGCGCTGACGCTCGGCTACGAACGCCAGGCGGCCGGCTACATGAGCCAAGGCGCCAACGTCAGCGGCATTCTGACGACGGACGCCAAGCTGACGGAGGAAGCCGCCAGGCGCATGTCGGCGGATTGGAAGGAAAAGAAGTCCGGACTGCAGAACGCCGGCAAGATCGTCGTGCTCGAGCAGGGGCTTAAGTACCAGGCGACGACGTTGAGCGCCGCCGACGCGCAGTTCATCGCAGCGCGCAATCTGCAAATTCAAGAGGTGACGCGGATCTTCCGCATTCCGGCCCACATGATCGGCGACTTGAGCCGCTCGACGAACAACAACATCACCCAGCTTTCGCAGGAATACATCAACCTGACGATGTCGGGCTACACCTGCCGCTGGGCGTGGAAGTTCGACGTCGATTTCGACCTTCGCCGGGATGGTCTCTTCGTCGACTACGACCTGACGCAGCTTTCGCGGGCCGACATCACGACCCGCTACGCCAACTATGCTCGGGGCATCATGGGCGGCTTCCTGAAGCCCAACGAAGCGCGCATCGATGACGGCCGCAATCCGGACCCCGATGGCGACCGTCTGCTCGAACCTTCGAACATGAGCGCGATGGGATCGCAATCGTCGGGAGCCGGCGCCGACGGGGGCGGCCGGCCCGAGGGAACGACTGAAATTTCAGGGCAGGCGGAAAAGTCATGAGCGGCATCACGCATCCCGGCTTGCAGCGCACGGCTGGCCGCATCGCCAGCATCGGCGACAATTCCAACGCGGCCGACCGGACGATCTCCTACATCTTTTCCGACGAGTCCGTGGCAAGGGACAACCATACCATCCGCGCCGCCGGATGGGATCTGACGAACTTCCTGACCAACCCGGTGTTTCTCTGGGCGCACGACGACGACGCGCCGCCAGTCGGTCGCATCGTCGACATCGGCATTCGCGGCTCGCAGCTCGTCGGTTCGGTCGAATATCCAGAAGCCGATCTGTCGGCTTTCGGCGACATGATCTTCCGCATGGTCAAGGGCGGCTGGCTCAACGCCGTTTCGGTGCGCTGGAATCCGATCAAGTGGAAGTTCAGCGCCGACAAGTCGCGCCCGGGCGGCATCGATTTCCTCGAGCAGGACCTTCTGGAGATCAGCCAGGTGCCGGTCCCGGCCGCGCCGACGTCGATCGCGACCGCCCGCGCAGCGGGGATCGACACGACGCCGCTCGTCGAATGGGCCGAAAAAATCCTCGACGGCGGCGGCTCCATCATGGTTCCGCGCGCCGAGCTTGAAAACCTCCGAAGGGAAGCAAAGATGCCCAAGGCCGCCACCAAGCCGACAGAAGCGCCAGCCGCGGCTGCGCCGATCGATCTGCGGGCCCTCGCCAAGTCGAGCCGCAAGCGCGGCCTCTACGAAGTCGCAAGCCTTTGCGACCTTGTCAGCTACGCCGACTATGTCTGCACCTGCGTCGAGCGCGAAGCCGCCGACGAAGGCGACGGATCGCCGTTGCCGGCGCGCATGCGCGCCTGGGTCGACGAAGGCAACCTGATCATCGCGGCCATGGCCGCTGAAGAGACCGCCGAAAACATCCAAGGCACGCAGGACCCGGACGTCGAAGAGCGCATGGCGCGCGCGGTTCGCGCCGCGCTCGAGGGGCTCGGCCTCCAGCGCACCGGCAAGGTGCTGTCGGACGAGAACGCCGCGACGCTGGAAACCGCGCACGGCATGATCGAAGACGCCCGTTGCATGCTCCGTTCCGTGCTCGACAAGGCCGGCTCCACGCCGCCGGATCCCGCCGAATCAGAAGACGACCAGGACGAGGTTCGCGCGCGGCGCGCCCGCGCTGCTGCGGCGGCAATGGCCCGTCTCGGCGTCTGACACTTCGAACGCCGCGCGAGCGGCAGGAAATCCCCGCTATCCGGCGGGTATCGGCGTTGCAAGACGCTTTTCACAGCTCATGGAGAAAATTGATGAGCAAATTGCTGGAGCTGCGCCGGGAACTGGGCGTGGCGGTTGACGAAATGAACGACCCTGCCGTGATCGCCGACGGGGCCAAGTGGGACGCTGCCAACAAGCGAATGATCGACCTGCGGGGCCAGATCGATCGCACCGAAACAGCCGAGAAGGCGCGCGCTGCGAGCGCACGGCCGGTCGCGGACAATGCCCGCTCGGAAGCCGCTGCCGACGTCGAGGGCTCCGACATCTTCTCGATCGGAGCGATGGCGCGGTCGCTGCGCACGATTTCGCGCGCCAATGGCCGCGAAGCGAACTTCGACGACGCCATGAGCCTTGCCCGCAAGCAGCTCGGCGTCCAGATCGACTCGACGCGCCACTTCCGCAACTTCGGCGAGCAACTGCAGGCCGTGCATCAGCACTATGCGTCGCGCGGCGCTTCGAGCGACTCGCGGTTGACGCGCGCCCCGACCGGCGCCGGCGAAGTCGATCCCACCGGCGGCGGCTTTCTCGTCCAGACCGATTTCGCCGCGTCGATCTTCATGCTTGCCCACGATCAGGGCGAACTGCTGCAACGCGTCAACAAGATTCCGATCTCGGCCAATGCCAACGGCCTCAAGATGAACGCCGTCGATGAAACCAGCCGCGCGACCGGCTCGCGCTGGGGCGGCGTCGGTTCCTACTGGCTCGGCGAAGGCGACCAGGCCAACCGAACCAAGCCGAAGTTCCGCCGTGTCGAGTTCGATCTGCACAAGCTGATGTCGGTCATGTATATCACCGACGAGCTTCTGCAGGACTCGACCGCTCTCACTTCCATCGCGGGACAGGCTTTCTCGGAAGAAGTCGAGTTCATGACCGAAGACGCGATCTTCGAGGGCGCGGGCTCCGGCCTCCCGCTCGGGTTCATGAATTCCCCCGCGCTCGTCCAGGTCGCCAAGCAGAACGGCCAGGCGTCGGGGACCATCGTCAAGGAAAACATCGACAACATGTGGTCCCGCATGTGGTCGCGCTCGCGCAAGAACGCCTGCTGGTTCATCAATCAGGACTGCGAGCCCCAGCTCAACCAGCTCAACCAGGCCGTCGGCACGGGCGGACAGCTCGTCTATCTGCCGCCGGGCGGTCTTTCGGGCGCGCCCTATGCGACGCTCTACGGGCGTCCTCTGGTCGCGACGGAATACAACGCCGCGCTGGGAACGCCGGGCGACATCGTTCTGGCCGATCTTAGCCAGTACACGCTCGTCGACAAGGGCGGCGTCCAGGCGGCGAGCTCGATGCACATCGCGTTCCTCACCGACGAAATGGCCTTCCGCATCACCTACCGGGTCGACGGAAAGCCCATGTGGTCGGTGCCGCTGTCGCCGTTCAAGGGCTCGCTGACCAAGTCGCCATTCGTCGCTCTGGCCCAGCGCTAGTCCCGTCAATCGACGCCGGGCGAAGGCCCGGCGTCCGTCTCCCCTTCCTTTCTCGATGGGCAAGCGCCCGGAGGACTCCCAATGGCTTCTCAAATGTCGATGGCGGCGCAGTTCCCGCCCGTCAAGCTTCTCCCCTGCGCCGCCGACGCGGCTGGCCGCACGGGCGCCTATGCCTCGCTGCGCAACGCCCTCAAGGCGTGGATCGTCGTCGAGGTCAACCAGGGCAACGCGGCGACCGTCGCCATCACCTTGCTCCAGGCGACGTCGATCGCCGGCGCCGGGTCCAAGGCGATCTCGAACGCGGCGCCGATCTGGCTGAACAACGCGACCGCCGCCAGCGACGCGCTCGTCGCCCAGCTCGCCGCGCTCGGCTACACGACCGACGCGACGATCGCCGACAAGCTCGTGGTCTTCGAAATCTGGCCGGAAGATTCGCTCGATCTCGTCAACGGCTTCAACCACATCGCCGTGCAGACCGGCCCGTCCAACGCCGCGAACATCACGTCCGCGACGCTGCACGTCTATGGCAGCTTCCAGGGCGCGGTTCCGCCCTCGACCATGGTCTGATCGAAATCAACGAAGGCGCGCCGGCAGGTTCCGGCGCGCCCCTTTCCACATCGGCGCTCGGCGCCCAGCTTAGGAACGAGCCATGGTCACCCGCGCGCAACAGAGATCCTATGTCGAGACGTTCTACGAAGACGGCAATTTCGAAACCGTCGCCTCGATGGCCCCGTTTCAGTTTTCCGAGGAGTTCATCGGCGCCGGCCACACGGCCGGCATTCCCGCCGCCGGCGCGCCAGTGGCCGGCTATCCCTGGGTCAAGAAGATCGTCGGCGCGGCTCCGCCGACCGTCGCGCTCGTCAGCAATTCGGGCGGCGGCGTTCTGCAATGCGCGCTGGCCGCGACCAGCGAAGCCGAGGAGGCCAGCCTCTATTGGAACGACAGCCTCGCCATCGACACGTCGAAGGTCGGCGACATCGAATTCCGGTCGCAGCTCGCCGTCGCGCCGAGCGCGGCCGGCGTCCAGGCGGCGATCGGCCTCGGCTCCGCATGGGTCGGCGGCCCGGCCAACCTCGCTCGTTATCTGATGTTCGGATGGTCGGCCAACAGCAACCTCCTGTGCATGTCGAGGGACGGCACTAACACCTATTCGCTGGCAGCCGCGCCGATCGGCGGCGCGCCGATCGTGACCGACGGCAATTTCCACGTTTTCCGCATCAACTATGAAAACGTCAACGACATCGCCTTCTATGTGGACGGCAATCGCGTCAATGCGGTGGGATCGGTCACATGGGCGGCGACCGGCGCCAATGCGATCCTGCAGCCGTGGATGACGGTCTACAAGCCGTCCGGCACTGGCCTCGCCTCTCTCAACATCGACAAGCTCGACATCTTCAGCAACCGCTGAGTCAACCGGGGCGAGGAACGCGGTCATGTCCATCAATGTCGGCGATCAAATCTCTCTCCCCTCCGGCGTGTCGGGCACCGTCTATGGCGTGCGAGTCTGCTCCGGCGCCACGTCCGTCATGGTCGGTTCGCCGGACAGCGACTGGCTCGATGCTTCCGGCGCGGCGGACGCGAACGACGTAGACGCGGCGGCGAACGATCCAACGCCGGCCACGGCGCCTCCGATCACGGCTTCCGGCGCATCGCAATGATCTCCCTCGCTTTCGGGCTCGATCGGATGAACCGGTCGGGAATCGTGCGCGAGGCTCGTCCTTCGCTCAATAGGAACAAGTCTCATGGCGGCACAGATGGGCATTTCGGTGTTGCCGGCGACGATCGCTGCGGGACAGGCGATCTCTGCGGAGATCGATCTGGGGGCGATGACGCTCGTCGGCATCGTCATGCCGCCAGCTTGGACGGCGGCCGGAATGACCTTCCAAATAAGCCCGGATGGCGGGGCGACCTGGGTTGAGCACACGAATTCGGCCGGGGCCGCGACGAACTTCGTCGTCGGTGGCGGCCAGTATATCGCCGTCGATCCTGCGCTCTGGCGTGGCGTCTATTCGATGAAGGTCCGTTCGGGAACGGTCGGCGCCCCCGTCAACCAGACGGTCGGGGCGGCGCTCCAGTTGATCTGCCGGTTTGTGAGCTGATCGATGCATGGCGCACCGGACGTCAGTTCGACGATCGCAGTATCTCCGGCCCTGTTTTCGGGCGGCGAGGCAGGAGACCTTGTTTCGCTCGCGGACGTGAAACTCGAACTGGGAATCACCGCCACAACCGACGATGCGTGGCTGTTGAAGATCATCACGCGATCGTCGAAGGCGGTCGAATCATGGTGCAATCGCCGCTTCGCGTTGAGCACGGTCCAGGACATTTTCCTCCGTTCCGACTACGCCGACCACAGTCATAATTCGGAGCTTCTATTGAGCGGCTGGCCGTTCGCCAGCTATCCGAATTCGGCTGGCATTGCGCCGCCGATCGCACCTGCGGCGCAGTCGGGCTTGAACTTCGGCACGGTCCCGTCGCCGTTCGACGCGGGGTTCTCCTCCGATTTCGCGCACGCCGCTCCGGCGCCTTCGACGGCGGTGGCATATCTGCGCGCGAGCTACGTCACGGAACAGGGCGAAACGCCGGCATCGCTCGAGACGTTCATCATCATGTCGTCGGCGACCGAACTCGTGGTGTCGTCGCCAGCCGCCGATGTTCAAGGGCTGGCCATCGGTTGGAACCTCTATGCCGGCATATCTCGCAACAGCGAGACGCTTCAAAATTCATCCCCGATGGCGATAGGGACGAGCTGGTCGATCCCGCCGGGCGGCCTCGTTCTCGGTGGAAACTCTCCGCCAAATTCGGTGCTCTTGGTGGCAAACTATGTTTGCCAACCCTTGCCGTTGTGCGAGGGCGTCAATTTTGTCGTCGATCCGAACAGTGGGCGCATCTTGCGCACGGGCCATCGGAACGATTGGCGCGGCCCCATGCTCGCGCTCTATCAATCCGGATTTTCCTCGATCCCCGACGATGTCCAGGACGCGGTTGTCCGCGTGGTGAAGGCGCGTTGGTTCGGGCGGCAGCGCGACCCCATGATTCGCCAGCAAGCTGCGCCGGGCATCATCGAACAGACCTATTTCTTTTCTTCCGGCCCCGGGTCTGAAAACGGCCTTTCGCCCGACGTCGTGGGGCTTTTGCGACCCTATCGCGTTCCGGTGGTGGCATGATCGATCCCGGAGCCCAGGCGCTGACCGCCTCTGGCGTCCGGCGCAGCGGCGTATCGGTCGCGTTTCAGCGTCGCACCGGTTTCGCGCCGAATGTCGTCGTCGTCGCCGCCAACGTGATCGCGATCATTCAAACCGTGCAGGCCGACAGCTCGGCGCCGGACGAAGGTTCGATGCCTGCCTCAAAAACCGGATCGATCAAGGAAGATCAGCGCTTCGTCATCGTCATGGCGGCCGACCTGACCAATGCGGGCTTTCCCCTGCCGCTGCGCGCGAACGACAAGATCGTCGTGACCGACACCGGCGAACTCCTCAACATCGATCGGATCGACGCCTACAAGCGGGCGATGGCCGGGGCGATCGAAATATATGCTTCGGGCGTGACCTGATGCCGAACTTTGTCTTTTCCATCGACGCATCGCATGCGACGGCGCGGTTCGACGCGATCGGGCCCAACGTGCTCGAAGCCTTGCGCAAGGCGATCACGCCGCTGGCCGATCAGGTTTTGGCGGATGCGCGGCAGCGCGCCGCCGATCACATTCGCTTCCTCGGCATCAAGCCGGGGGAATATCTCGAGAGCATCAAAGGCGGCGTTTCGAAGAAGGAGACCAAGGCGATCGGCTATGTCCGGTCCGGGTCGCCTTTGGCCCATCTGCTCGAATACGGCGCCCAGACGCCGCCGCACGACATCCTTCCGAACGTGGCCAGCGTCTTGAAGTTCACCTTCGCGCTCCCCTCCGGCGGCGGGGGCGCGGCCGACATCTTCCGCAAGGCTGTCAAGCATCCGGGCGCGACCATCCCGGCCTATCCCGCGATCAACCCCGCCTTCGAACAGAGGCGCGACGAAATCCGCGCGGCGATCGAAGGCGCGGTCAAGCAGGAAGCGGCTCACTGATGGCGACCCGCGAACAGATCATGACAGCGCTCTTGGCGCTGCTGAAATCCACCGGGACCTTCCAAACCGTTTCCCGTCGCAATCAGGATCCGGAAAACATCGGTCCGGCGCAGTCGCCGGCGCTGTTCCTCGTCGAGAATTCCGAAACCTACGAACGCCAATCGGCCATGCTGCCGCCACGCCGCGCCATGGTCGCCAAGGCGCTCTTCTACAACGACACCGGCGACGATCCGAACGCCATTCCAACGACGGCGATCAACAACGCGCTCGATGCGCTCGACGTGGCGCTGAAACCGACCGACTTGACGACGGGGCGATTCACGCTCGGCGGCCTGGCCTATTCGGTCCTGATCGATGGCGAAATCATCAAGTCGCCCGGCGACGTCAGCGGCAAGAGCGTCGCGGTCGTGCCGCTCCGCATCGTGCTTCCATAGGAGAATCCCATGTCCGACGAACAGGTGGCTTCGGCCGTCGACAGTCCGAAGGCCGAACCCGCTTCCGCTCCCGCGTCCGCGCCGGTCGCGCCCGTCGCCTCGCCGGAAAGCGAAATCGTCCAGCGTTGGTTCAACACCTACGTCGCCAATTCCCCCGTTTCCCGTTCCGTCGAAGCGATCAATCACATGAATCAGATCGCTCTGCCGGCGCTCGTCGCCTCTCTCGAACACAAGGGCTAAGCCATGTTCATTTTCGGTTCCGGCATCATGACGGTCACGCCTGCTGGCGGAGCGCCGGTCAACATCGGCCTTCTGCAGGAAGGTTCGCTCGATCTGCAGCGCACGATGAAGGCTCTCTACGGCCAGAACGCCGATCCGGTCGCCATGGGCGCCGGCACGCGCAAATGGGTCGGCAAGGCCAAGGTCGCTCGCATTTCAGGCCGCGCCTTCAACGCGCTCTATCTCGGCGGCACGCTCGCGGCCGGCCAGACGACGACGGCGGTCGGCGAAGTCCATGCGGTTCCCGCGACCCCCTATACCGTCACGGTCACGAACAGCACGACGTGGACGGCGGATCAGGGATGCGTCTATGCGGCGACGGGCCTGCCCCTGACCCTCGTGGCGTCGGGTCCGACCGTTGGCCAGTATTCCGTCGCGGCCGGCGTCTACACGTTCGCAGCGGCCGACACCGGCGCGTCCATCCTGTTCAATTACAACTACACGCTGCCGGCGACGGGTACGAGCGTGCAGATCAAAAGCCCGCTGATCGGCCCGGTGCTGAATTTCGGCCTCAATCTCTATGCAACCGATCCGACGACGGGCGCGGGCGGCACAATCCAGCTCTACAACAACGTCTGCGACAAGCTGTCGTTCGGAACCAAGCTGGAAGACTTCGTGATGCCGGAATTCAGCTTCCAGAGCTATGCCAACGCGGCCGGCGTCATCGGCCAGTTCAACTTCGCCGACGCCGCGTAAGGGGCTGATCCATGACGGGAACGATCATCAAGGTTGGCGCGACGGAATATACCGTCGCGCCTTTGGACTTCGGCACGTTGCGCGCCATCTTCGACGCTTCGCAGAGCGGAGCGGAGATGCACCCCTTCGATCGCGCCGTCGCCATCGTGGAAGCCGCGATCAAGCAGGATACGCCGGAGTTCGATCTGAAACGCGTCAAGGGTCTCGATGTCAACAAGCTGCTCGACGCGATGAACGAGGTGCTGGTTCTGTCGGGATTGCGGGTCGCTTCGCCGGGGGAAGCTCAGGCCCCATCCCCTGGGGCCTGATCTACAGCCGCCTGCGCACGCGCTGCGGCTATACGACGCGCGAAATCAACGCGATGACGTTTTCCGAATATTTCGAGCTCTGCGACTATTGGGCCGACAATCCCCCGCTCGATGTGGTCGCCATGGGGATCGCGCAGGCACTCGGCATGAAGCCGCCGCAAAAGCGCGGCGCGCTCGCCGTTCCGGAGGAGACGCCGCAGTCTCTCTCCGCCATGTTCCCCGATGGGATCATCCGATAAGGTCGATGCGCGCGATCGGCGCTGACGTCGGGGGAGCCCACATGAACAAGGCAATTCGATATATCTTTCCGCATTTCATTCTCGCCATTTTCGTCGTTTTCCCGATTTGCGTTGCCTTGTCGTCCTACAATCGACCGATGCACGTTCTCGTGTCCTGGTGGTGCAACAGGCTGGGCGCCGTCGAGCCGGACGAGATCGCCTTCGCGACCGGCGTTTTTGCAGCCATGACATTGGCGGCCGCGATCGTCTTTGCCTGGACGTTCGTGATGCAGATTTTCAAGATGGCGGATGGCGCCGGCTAGTCCGTTGCGAAGGGTCGATTGATGGCGGGCGCAGACATCTACGTCAGCTTTGGCGGCGACACGGCGGGGCTTGAAGCCTCCCTTGCGCTTGCCAAGGCGGAGACGAACGCGGTCGCGCGGGAAATGCGCGCGCTCGCCGCGGAGATGGCGGCGGCGGGCTCGTCGGCCGATGCGCAGCTCGTCGAAAAGATGCGGAAGGTCGGCGCCGAGCTTTCCAGCGCGCGGGCGCAGGCGCGCGAATTCGCGGCGGCCCTGTCCGAGATGTCTGGATCGTCGTCGACCGCGGCCGGCGGGGTGGATCACGCGACGCAGGCCATCGCCCGATCCGGGTCGGCTGCGCATGGCGCGGGCGCGGGCATCGGCTTCTACGCGCGCGAAGCTCATGCGATGATGGACGAATTCCTGTCCGGTCGCACAAACCAGCTCGAAGGCACGATCTCCAACGTCGCTTCGACCTTCCTGATCGCCAACACCGCGATGATCCCCTATGTGGCCGGCCTTGCCGCCGTGGCGGCGACGCTGGGCCGGTTTGCATTCGTATCCTACGAGACGAAGGCCGCGGCGACCGATCTCAAATCGGCATTGTCGTTTTCCGGTGTTGGAAACGTCGCGGAAGCCGAAATCGACAAGATCATCGCCGGGTTCAAGAACCTCAACGGCATTTTCTCAGGCGAAAGCTGGGACGACATCCGGAAGGTCGCGGTCGAGTTTGGCCGCATGTCCGATGCTTCCACGGCGTCGATCGCCGCGATGGTCGCCGTCATCCCCGGCTACATGAAAGCAACCTCGACAAGCCTCGCCGACGCTTCCAAGGAAATGAAAGCGCTGCTCGAAGGCCCGCCGGACGGCGGCGCGGCGCTCGAAAAGACGCTTCACAATCTGACCGAAGCGGAGCGCGAGCATCTGAAGGCGGTCGAGGCCACTGGCAGTGTCACGGCATTGCAGACCGCGCGCCTCGAGATCATGGCGGAACGGTCCAAGACGGCGATCGACGGATCGAACGCCAGGACGCGCGAAGAAATCCAGCTTGCGCTCGACGACGCGCGCGCCAACCTTCAGCGCGCCGAAGCGACCGATCGCCACACGCGCAACAGCACGGCGCAGATCGCCTCGCTTCGCGAAACCATCTCTGTTTTGCAAGAGCAGGAAAAGGCCCTCAACAGCGGCACGGACGCGATCAACAAGCAGGTTGACGCGATGCGCCTTCTTGGCGACACGCGCGTCCAGATGGACCGCAAGCTGTCGGAAGCCATCGCACTCGGCGATCCGTCGACCGCGTCGATCGAAAAGCTGAACAGCACGATCGGAACGCTGCAAACGCGGCTTCAAGGTGCTGGTCACGATGCGGCGGAACTGATCAAGTCGCTGGAGGCGGCGGATGGCAAGACGCCGTCCCTCAAGCCCTACATGGACAAGAGCCCCGGCCATCCCGAGCAGGATCATTGGGCGGTTGGCTTCGGCCAGCATTCGCTCAACGGCGTCGAGGTCACGAAGGACACGACCGCGACGCAAGAGGAGATCTACCAGGACTTCTCGGCGCGCGTCGCCAAGATACAGGCGGACCTCGCGCGCGAAGTCGGCGCGAGCTGGGCGAACCTTTCGACGGGCGCCAAGGCGGCGCTGACGTCGATGGCCTACAATTACGGCGATATCGCCACCAAGCTTCCCTCGTTGATCAAGGTGGCGCAGAGCGGCGATGAGCCCGCCATTGCAGAAGCGATCCGCGCACGCAAGGGCGACAACGGCGGCGTCAACGCCAATCGTCGCGAGATGGAAGCCGAGAACATCGGCGGTTTGGCCGGCGGCGACCAGCGCGAGGCGGCGACCCGCGCCTTGGCGAACCAGAAGGACGAACTGCAGGCGCTGAAGGAAAAGCAGGACGGCATCAATGCCGCCAGCGCGGCGCAGCTCGAAATCCTGAAGGCGACCGCCGAGGGCCGTCACAACGAAATCGCCGACGCCGAACGCACGGTTGCTGCGCGCAAGCAAGCGCTCGAACTCGCCAATTCCGCCGAAGCCAAGACGAAGGCGCAGACCGATCTCCTCTCGGCGCAGAACGCGCTCGAAGAGAAGATTTACGCTGCCAAGAAGGCGCAGGCCGCGCTTGTCGTGGCGGGCGCCGATTCCGATCCGAAATCGCAGCGCGACGCCAAGCTTGCCGAAGCGCAGATCGACATTGACCGTTTTTCGCCGAAGAATGGCGAGGCGGACACGGCGCAGTTCATCGCGGCCAAGCAGAAGATCGCGTCGATCAATCTCGCCTACGATCAGGAAATGGCGAAGGACGACGCGGCGGCCGAAGACGCGCGGGCCAAGAAGCTGCTCGACGGCGTGGCGGCATCGGTCGAGGCTGCAAAGCAGAAGGCCGGGGCGGGCCAGCTAGGCATCCGCCAGCTTGTCCAGGCCGAGCTCGAAGCCGAGGCGCAGCGAACGCAGATCGAGCGCGATCATCTCACCCGGTTGATGACGATCTGGGGCGAGGGCACGGCGGAATATCGCAAGGCGAAGAAGGCGCTCGAAACCCTCGAGGCGGATTCGGCGGTCGCGCGCGAAAAGATCAACGCCGACGCCTCGAAGAAGATGAACGCCGATTGGCAGTCGTTCGAGAACAGCCTTTCGTCGTCGTTCTCCGGTCAGGTCAAGGGCCTGCTGTCCGGCACGGAGACATTCGCCGGCGCGTTCAAGAACATCGCGTCCGGCATGGCGACGCATTTCATCGAACAGACCGTCAAGATGGCGGTCGAATGGGCGGCGCAGCATCTTGGGATGCAGTCGATCTTCGCGGCGTTCCAGGCTTCGATCGCCGGCGCCTCGGCGACGGGCGCGGCGGCGGCGGCGGCCGCGTCGAAGCCGGGCACGATCGCGGCGATCACCGCCGATTCCGCGCAAGCCTTCGCGGGCTTTTCGGCCAATCTCGCGCCGGCATTGGGGCCGGCCGCGCCGGCTGCCGCTGCTGGGCTTGCCGCGAGCGTCCAATCGACGGCGATTGGCATGGCGGCGTTCGACATTGGCGCCTGGTCGCTTCCCGCCGATCAGCTCGCCATGGTCCACAAGAATGAGTTGATCATGCCGGCGGCCGAAGCATCCGCGTTTCGCGGCATGTTGACGGGCGCGGCCAATGGCGGGCAGCAAGGCGGAGGCGCCGTCGTGCACAACCACAACTGGAATATTGCGACCAACGACGCTTCGAGCTTCATGTCGCAGCTCGGCAGCGTGACGACGCCGCTCGCCAAGATGATTTCCAAGGCGCTCGACGCCAATCCGTCTATTCGGCCGAAATACACTTGACCAGAGGCGAGTAGACCATGGCGCTCGTCTTTCCGACGTTTCCCGGCCTGTCATTCCCCATCCAGCGCGATCTCGGCAACTTCTCCACGGCGGTTTCTGAATCCGTGACGGGCAAGAAAACCTTCTTCGCGAACGTCGTGCAGCCGCGATATACCTACACGATCGATATCGAGGGTTTGGATTCCAGCGGGGCGAACGCCGGCCTCGCCGTCCGGTCGATGCAGACCCTCGTCGGGTTCTACAACCAATGCTACGGGCGCGCGCTGTCCTTCCAATTCACGGACCCGGACGATTCCGTCGCGACGATGCAGGTCTTCGGCACCGGCGACGGGACGACGACGCAATTCCAGCTTGCCCGAGCCATGGGCGGCTTTGTCGAGGCGGTCTATGCGCCGGGCGGCGTGCCGCAAATCTACGTGGCGGGAACCGCGCTCGCCTTCAACTCCGGCTATTCCATCAACATGCAGACGGGCGTCGTCACCTTCGCGACGGCGCCGGCTCTGGGCGCCGCGCTCGCATGGACCGGGATCTATGCCTGGTGGTGCAACTGGGACGACGACAAGCAGACGGTTTCGGCGATCATGTCGGGGATCTACGAAGCGAAGAAGCTCGCTTTCACCACGCGAATCTTCTGACATGAAAACCGCAAGCCCCGCGCTCGCCGCGCTGATCAACTCGGGGCAGTTCCAAAATTGGCGCTGCTACGAATTCACCTTGCCGGGCGGTTCCGTCATTCGGCTTGGAACGGCCGATTTCGATATTCTCCTGTCCGTCGCGTCGTCGGCGAGCGACTACAACGCCGATGTCAACGCCGACTTCGGCGGGAGCATCCTGATCCCGTTCTACAGCGGGGCGCTCGGCAGCGGCTATCCGAAGATCGACAGCAAATCGAACCGCGTCACCTCGACGATCAAGGCCGGTCTCGATCCCTCGACGTGGCAGGTCTACATCCTGCCGACCGTGCAAGACCCGTTCACCGGTGCCCTTACGTTTCCAGACGTGGTTGGTGGCACGCCTTGGACGATCGCTTGCCGCTCCGGGTTCTTCATCGGCGCCGCCGTCCGCATCTACACGGCCTATTTCGCGACCGTGCCGACCCTGCCGCTGACGGCGACCGGCCGAACGGCGGTCGGCTTCACCCTCGATTTCAACGGTATCGTCGGGCAGGTCGATATCGGCGAAACCGCGACCGTCTTCACGCTCAACAATTTCGGCCGCATGATGAATGCGCCGTTTCCAAAGAACATCTATCAAAGCTCGTGCCGGCACCTCTTGTTCGACGCGCAATGCACCCTCAACGCGGCGTCCTACGCCGTCGGGGGAACGGTCTTGGCGGGGTCTACCGCCTCCGTCGTTCAAGCAACGCCAGCGACGCCCGGAGGCTCGGGAAACTACGCCCTGGGCCAAATCGTCTTCAGCTCGGGCCGGAACGCCGGCTTTCGCCGCATGGTCACGTCCTGGGATCGGGTTTCGGCTTTTCAATTGCTCTATCCGCTTCCCTATGTGCCAGCGGTCGGCGATGCCTTCACAATCTATCCGGGTTGCGACAAGTCGCTCGGCGGCGGCGGCTGCGCCGGCTTTGGCAACACCGTCAATTTCGGCGGCGAACCCTATGTGCCGCTGCCCGAAGTCCAGTTAGGTTGATCGATGACGGAAGACGAAGGCCGCGCCAAGATCATCGAATGCGCGATGTCCTGGCTGGGGACGCCCTTTCACGACGATGCTTCGGTCAAGGGCGTCGGCGTCGATTGCGCGCAGTTCGTCGCCGCCGTGTTCATGGAGGCCGGCGTCTGCCCGGTCTTCGAGATTCCGCGCTACACCTCCCAATGGTTCATGCACCGCAGCGAGGAAAAGCTGCAGGACTTCGTTCTCCAGTTCGGCCATGAAATCGCCGAGGCGGACGTCAAGCCGGGCGATCTCGTGCTCTACAAGATCGGCCGGGCCTATGCCCATGCGGCCATCGTCGTCGACTGGCCAAATGAAATCATCCACGCGCACATGCCGGTTCGGATGGTCACGCGCGCCATGCCGCGCGAAGCCGATGTTCGCGATAAGCCCGTCAAGTTCTTCTCGCTCTGGGGTTGACGGTTCATGGCCTGGCTGTTCGGTTCCGGCAAGAAGACCCCGCCGGAAACCACGCTGCGCGTCACGACCTCCCTGCAGGGTCGCGCGATCGGCGTCGGCGTCGGCACCTGTCGCGGGTCCGGCAATCTGATCGACTATGCCGGATTTCGCTCGCAGCCGGCCAAGCCG